GTTAAAAATATAAATCGCACGATTTGTGTTAAAATAGATGAACTTGGAGATTTTGAATTACCTAATTTTTCAATCGCATTAAAAAGCGCCCAAGACTCTGCTAAAAATCGACAAACTACTCTAGCAGGTCTTCCGTATAATTTTGACCAAGCCTGGCTAAACTGCGATCCAGGTAATCTTTATTCAAATATTCCATCTAACTTCTCACACTCAAACTTAAATATTGATTCGGATGAGTGTAAAGAAATGGTATTGTCTCTTTCTCTAGATTTAGATAAATTTTTAGATAAACTTAAACTTGGAACCTATACTATTCCAAAAGACAAGGGCAAATCAATTAAACCTGAAGCCATGCTTGATGGAGTAATTGATTCTGTTATGGAGTATATGTCAAGAACAAACTTTGGAAAAGCCAAATCTATTAACTTTAATAAGAAGTTTAGAAAAGCAATGCGAGATTTAGATTTAAATGCCTCAATTGATGCAGCCGCGGCTAAAGTTGATATAACTAAAGTCGAAAGTGTAACCGCATTTAAGAAAACTGCAAAGGGTTACGTTGATCAAATATGCGATGTTTTTTCTGGAAAAAACCTAAAGGTAAAAAGAGATTCTCCAGAATTTCAACGAAAGGTTGATGCAGAAATTGCAAAAAGAAAAAGATTTAATGAAAGAAATGCTGAGTATGATAAAAATCATCCAAAGCAGGCCGCTCGAGTACAATCCTATGAAAAAAAGATTGGTCAAGAAACACCAAGAGCACTTTCAATTAATAAAATAACGGTTTCGAACTTTGTTTATGAGGCCGAGATTAAAAAAAGAAAACGTTTTGCTGAATTACTGGGCCACTCTGTTGCTGGATTTACTAAACCAATTAAAAATGCGCTGGGTAATTTTACACAAATTGTAAAACCTAAGTGTTGCCCAAGCGATCTTGCAATACCTCAATTTATTGATCCGCTTGTGCTTGCTATTATTATGTCGTTTAGACAATTGGCTCATACCGCAATTGATGCACTAACGACTGACTTAATCAAATCTATATTTGGCGAAGTATTTAGTGTAACAAGGGAAATTATCCAATCAATAACAAATCTTATAGCTAAATCTATTCCAAATATAGATATTCCGTTAAATGGGGCAGCCGCTCTGCAACTTCTTTTAAGCATATTAAAGCCATTCTTACCACTATTAAGAATTCCACTAGGATTTCCTCCTAGAATATTAGGTGTACCACAATTAACAATCAACTTAGATTCATTAATTAAACCGTTATTAAAAGCGGGTATTCAGGTTTTAATGGATAAAATATTAAGCCTATTACCTATTAGAATATGTGATTTACCAATTACTGCAATTTCAAGTGCCTGGATCTCTGCACTATACAGAGGAATTAAGGTTGCAATTAAAATGGCAATTACTGAATTAATAGAAACTTTACTAGCGCCACTACAATCCTTATTTAAATTAATTAACTTATTAAAAGGGGTTAAGGGTGCATTTACCATGTTGTTTGATATGACAAATCCATTTCTTAAAATCTATAAAATGATTAAAGAGGCGCTTGAAAGATCCCTCCCAACCCCAGCTTTTATTAAAACAGTTAACCAATTAATCCTGTTAGCTCAATTGGAAATTTTAAAAGTAATGGACAAAGCTGCTAAGAATTTACCAGAAATTGCCGTATATTTACCGATCGCGGCTGGCCAATCTCTAGGGCTTGGAAATATTCTACGAGCAGGTGTACACCCAATCCTAAATCAAGATGACCTTCCAACTTGGGATAGGCTAACTATGAAGAACCCTTTATATGTTATGTTTTTAGATGATTTAGCGCATAAAGCAAAGGCCGCAACTGGTACTATTTTAGGCCAAGATTTTTTAGGTACGCCAGTGTATGTTCCTACCCCATAATCAAAACTACTACCTCTTTATCTGTATAATATTTTAGATTATTCAAATATAAAAATATGACTTATACCAACGAGGAACTTGAAATTCTTTTTTCACAAGGAAATTCAAAAATTAACAACTCAGTTAAATTATCAGAAGCCGATCGAAAAGCTAATGTTAAAATTTTCTGTAAGGAGCCGTATGCTCAGGACCTATACGATAAATATTTTGGATCAGAAGCTGGTCATCAATTACCGACTGCAAGTAAAGATATTCCGGTAGGAGAAATCAGAACAGTTAGCCTTAAGAAAATTGACTTTGCTATGTCAATGGTTGAAATGGAAGACGTTTCATCAATGACTAGTATTTTTGTACCATTTAGAGAATTTTCTCAGGAACCTTCGTTAAGCCTCCTAAATGAAGATCGTAAATATAAAGTTATGATCTATAAATCTAACATGAGCGAAATTCTTGGATCAGAGAAAAAATGTGCAGCCCTTACTCTTAGAGAAGACGTTGAATACTTTACTAAGAATAATAAATGGTTCTATGTTAAAGTGGTTGAGCTTATTAAAGGAGGTTACCTTGCAATCTATAAAAACCAAATTAAATGTTTCTTACCAGGTTCACACGCTGCAGCCAACGTAATTAGAGATTTCTCTGAGTATCTACACAAAGAAATTCCAGTTATGGTTGAAAATTATGATTCAGTTAATAACCTATTCATTGTTTCATACAAGAAATATATTAAAGAAACCCTTCCTCAAAAAGTATCTGATCTATCATTTAGCCAGAAATATACTGGAACTCTTACTAATAATCCTTATGACTTTGGAATATTTGTTGAATTCCAAAACTACTACACCGGACTTATACACAAGTCAGATTTTGAAAATGACGCAGCCTTTAAGGAATTCTCAAAAGGTTTACGTTCAGGCAATCAAATTGACTTCTGGGTTAAAGACGTCGTGCAGAAGAAAGGAGAGTACAGAATTATACTTACCACCAATCCAGACTCAATTGATCCAGTTAAGAAAAGCTGGCAAAGCCTTAAGGACGGCATTGAGAACCAAATTTTAAACTATTCATATAGTAAAGGGTCTATGACAATGACTCTACCTGATGAGCAAACTATTTCTGTTTCAGTATCTGCTACTGTAATGCAAGATCACAGTGTTGATGGTCGAGTATTAATACAAAAAGTTGATGTAATAAAACAAAATTTAGGGTTCGAAGTACTGTTAGATTAAGTATATTAAGATAAATATCCTTATATGACACACGGTAAAAGTACACTAGATGTTAAGTTGAAAGCACGTCAAACTACAGAAAACAGCGCAGCTTATCACAAATCAACATCCATTTTTAAAGCACAACCGAGTCAATCTTTATTCACATTTAAAAAAATAAATTAAAAATGGAACCGATTCTAACCGAGAATCCGCACAGATTCGTCATCTTCCCTATTCAGCATCATGATCTGTGGGACTTTTATAAAAGGTCAGAGGCGTCTTTTTGGACAGCCGAAGAAATTGACTTAGCCGCGGACTTAACTGACTGGCGAACTAAACTTAACGACGATGAGCGTTATTTTGTTAAAAACGTATTAGCTTTCTTTGCCGCATCAGATGGCATTGTAAACGAGAACTTAGCTGAAAATTTTGTGAAAGAGGTTCAATACCCAGAAGCTAAATTTTTCTATGGTTTTCAAATTATGATGGAGAATATCCATTCTGAAACATATTCACTTCTTATTGATACCTATATTAGTGACGAAGAAGAAAAGGCCCACTTATTCAACGCGATTGATACAATTGACGCAGTTAAGAAAAAAGCAGAATGGGCGTTAAAATGGATTAAAAGTGATTCATTTGCTGAGAGACTAATTGCATTTGCTGCAGTCGAAGGTATCTTCTTTTCTGGCTCTTTTTGTTCAATATTTTGGTTAAAGAAAAGAGGCCTTATGCCAGGACTAAGTTTTTCAAATGAACTTATTTCAAGAGATGAGGGTATGCATACAGATTTTGCAGTACACCTACATAATAATCATATTGTAAATAAAGTTTCCGAAGAAAAAATCAAAGAGATTATTCTTTCTGCTTTGGAAATTGAAAAAGAATTCATTACAGAGTCTCTTCCAGTTAGACTCATCGGTATGAATGCTGACTTAATGAAGCAATATCTGGAATTTGTTACAGATAGATTGCTGCTTGACTTAGGTTGCAGTAAAGAGTTTAATGTTAAAAACCCATTTGACTTTATGACTAATATTGCACTTAAAGGAAAAACTAACTTCTTTGAAAAAAGAGTTGGAGAATACCAAAAGGCCGGCGTAAACTCTGCGAGTATTCAAGATTTTTCTACCGACGAGGATTTTTAAAAAATAAGAGATAAGGACATGAAGGTTACCAAAAGAGATGGCTCGTTAGAGACCCTTAGACTAGATAAGATTACCAACCGTATTAAAAAACAAACATATGGTTTAAATTCAGATTTCGTAGATGCGTTAGAGGTTGCTACTAAAGTAGTTTCCGGTATTTATGATGGAATTACTACAGCTGAGCTTGATAATTTAGCAGCAGAAACCGCTGCTTCTTTAAATCATGCCCACCCAGATTATTCATACCTTGCTGCAAGAATTGCAATTACGCGTTTACATAAAACCGTTAGTAAAAAGTTTTCAGATGTTATTGAATCTTTGTATTCATATATTGATCCTAAAACATTATTACCAGCTGGCTTAATTAACGATGACGTAATTAAAGCTGTTCGTAAGCATGCTGATACATTAAATGAATCTATCCTACACGATAGAGATTTTAATTTTGACTATTTTGGATTTAAGACCCTTGAAAAGAGTTACCTATTAAAAATAAATGGTGAAACTGCAGAGGCTCCTCAACATATGTACATGAGAGTAGCAGTTGGTATTTGGGGAGAAGATATTCAAAATGTGTTAAAGACATACGAATTATTGTCTACTCACAAAATGACACATGCAACTCCTACGTTATTCAACGCTGGAACAAGACGCCCTCAATTGTCTTCGTGTTTCCTATTAACTATGCAGGAAGATTCAATTCAAGGAATTTATAAAACCCTTTCTGATGTGGCAGCGATTTCACAAAATGCAGGTGGAATTGGGTTATCTATACATAATATTAGAGCAACGGGTTCCTATATTAAAGGAACAAATGGATCCTCTAATGGAATTGTTCCAATGCTTAAAGTATTTAACGAAACAGCTAGATATGTTGATCAAGGTGGCGGAAAGCGTAAAGGCTCATTTGCAATTTACCTTGAACCTTGGCATGCTGACGTCGAGGATTGGTTAGATCTTCGTAAAAACCATGGTAAAGAAGAACGCCGAGCTAGGGATCTTTTCTTAGCATTATGGACGCCTGATTTATTTATGGAAAGAGTTGAAGCCGATGCAGATTGGACTCTATTTTGTCCAGCTGAAATTGGTGTTGAACTTTGGGAAATGCACGGTCAAGAATTTAAAGAAAATTACGAAAGACTTGAAAGTGAAGGAAGGGGTCGTCGCACAATAAAAGCAAGAGCTCTTTGGCAAAGGGTATTAGAATCTCAAATTGAAACAGGTACTCCTTATATTCTTTATAAAGATGCAGCTAATGAGAAATCTAATCAAAAAAATCTAGGTACAATTAAGTCTTCAAACTTATGTACAGAGATTATGGAATACACAAGCAAAGACGAGCAAGCTGTTTGTAATCTTGCTTCAATTGCAGTTAATCAATTTATCAAGTTTCCAGAGAAACGATCGCTAAAGCAGCGTAGAGCTCATGCAGAATACGATCATCAAGCACTATACGATGTTACTTATCAAACTACCCTAAATCTTAATAAGGTAATTGATATTAATTTCTATCCAACTCCAGAGACCAGGGCCTCTAATATGAAACACCGTCCAATTGGAATCGGTATTCAGGGATTGGCCGATACATTTGCAATTTTAGGCTTACCTTTTACTTCAGATGAAGCTAAATCTCTAAATGAAGACATTTTTGAAACAATTTATTTTGCTTCAATGAAAGCTTCAGCCGATCTTGCTAAGAAACTTGGTGCATACGAATCGTTTGAAGGCAGTCCTTTAAGCCAAGGCCAATTTCAGTTTAATCTATGGCAAGCTGACGAGTCCAAATTTTCTGGAAGATGGGATTGGTCTGCATTAAGAAAGCAGGTTGTAAAAACTGGCGCACGCAATTCATTATTATTAGCACCAATGCCAACTGCGTCCACTGCTCAAATTATGGGTAATAACGAAGCGTTTGAGGCATTTACATCAAATTTGTATACTAGAAGAACCCTATCTGGAGAATTTGTTATTGTTAACAAGCACCTAGTTAGAGACCTAGTTGAATTAGATCTATGGTCAGACAATATAAAGAATAGAATTATTACTGAAAAGGGCTCTGTTCAAAATATTGCAGAAATTCCTGTTGAAATTAGAGAAATCTATAAAACAGTTTGGGAATTAAAACAGAAAGACATTATTGATATGTCAGCTGACCGTGGTAAATTTATATGTCAGTCACAGTCGCTTAACCTTTTTATTAAAGATGCAAATGCTGCTAAATTAACTTCTGCACATTTCCACTCTTGGAGAAAGGGTCTTAAAACTGGAATGTACTACTTAAGAACCGAATCTGCCGTTGATGCAATAGCGGGCCTTGGAGTTGATTCAGCTGCACTAAAAAAGTCTACCCTAACTGCTGAGCAAATTCAAAGTGATTTAACTTGTTCAATTGATAATCCAGACGATTGTATTGCCTGTTCTTCTTAATAAATAGAATAAAGAGGCCAATACTATGCTTAAGAATTTTAATTCCTGGTTAACCGAACAAACTGACCCAATGTCAATGGATCCAGCGGTTGCTGCTCCGGCCGTGCCGGTTGCACCTGGCAAACCTGCTCAAATTAGAGCAATTTTAATATCAAATCCAATTGGTTCAGTCGCTATGCCTGGCGATATGACAACTAAGCAATTCAACGAATACGTTCTAGACCTCGATAGAGTTAAAGAATGGATTACTAAAAATGCAAAGGAGTCAGAACAAGAAATTTTAGACTACTTATCAGGCAAAGATATTGAAGTTAAAGACGCCCATAAAAAATTCACAAAAGCTGTACAGGCTGACGAATTTGGAAAAGCTCAAACTGTAATTGATATAGATTTTACTAAAGAAGGAGAACCTACTACCAAAGACATTAACTTAATATTTTTAGCATAATGCAGCTAAGTGAACTTTCACAAAATATAACTAACGATATCATTCGGTTAATTCAGCAAAATGTTGGAAAACCCGAAAGATATCGTTCTTTTGATTTAGAATATAAAGATCCAATTTATTTTGACTTAAAGGTCAACATTAAGATTACTGATACTCTGCATCCAACTAAGGACCTATATTTTAAAACAGTTCCGTCTGAGGTCTTAAAATTTGAAAAGTTTGGATTTGCAATAGATGGAGATTCATTTGGTGGAGATAACGAAGATGGAGCCGAGATTGAAATTTCAGTTGCAGTTGACCAAACCCAAATTAATTCACCAAAACTAAAAGCCAGAATTCTTGATGTTGCTCGACACGAAGTTGAACACATTTTACAAAGAGGCCCTAACTTTTCACCAGATCACAAAGTTAAAATACCCAGACCTATTACTAGGGAACTTGCAAAATCCAACTATCGATATTTTATCCTAAGCGACGAAATACCTGCACAGGTTAGCGGACTAGCCGAAGAGGCTCAGTTATCTGGCCAAACAGTAAGAGCGTGTGCAATTGAATACCTAACCCCATTCCTAGAATTAGGATTTATTACCCAGGAACAAATAGAAATTGTTCTTACCACATGGCAAGCCTGGGCATCTCAACATAATATTAAATTCGAGTAAAACTTTGGCAGTTTATTGGGTAAAATATCTATAATAAACTTAAAAAACCAAAGAAACAATGGATTTATTCAATTTAAACACCGAAGACTTTACCGCGCCGAAAGCCGGCACCGCACGTAGCGTAGATGAAAACCTCTACAACCCTGGACCAGATCAAGCTCAAAATGGAGTTTACCGTTCAGTAATCAGATTTATTCCTTGGATCGGGGATCCAGCTAAGAGTAAATACAAGAAGTATTATGCTCGACTAACAAACCCGTTGACAGGCGAAAGATTTACACTAGACTGCCCATCTTCACTAGGCAAACCGTCTATCTTATGGACGCTTGATCTAGAGCTTCGTAAATTAGCAAACGAAGAACCTGAAATCGTAAAAGAGATTCAAAAGAATTTCATGAGAGCTTACAATTATTACTCTCTTGTTTACATTAAGAAAGACCCGCAGTTTCCACAACTCGAAGGCAAAATTAAAGTGTATAGCTTTGGCTACAACATTGATAATTTGATCCAACAGGAGTTGAACCCAGAAGCAGAATTGATGAACATTAGAAAAATCAATCCTTATTCTATGCTTGAAGGAAAAGACATGGTACTTGTAGTAAAACGTAAAACTAAGAGCTGGAGAGATTACTCTTCTTCTAAATTTATGTCAGAAACAAGCCCATTAATCTTAAAATTAGATGATGGTCGCGAACTTCCAGTAAATGGCGAAGAAAAGGTTCAAACCTACGTAAAAGGATTCTTGGAGAAAAACTCTCCAGATTTGAGTCAGTACTTCTACAAAGAGTGGTCAGATTCAGACTATGAGAAAGTTGCAGAATTTATTAAAGCAATTATTCCTCATAAATCTATTCTTGATCAAGTTTTAGCAAACACAAGAGATGAGAGAATTAAACCTTATTTCTCAGCAATTAAATCAGCTCAACCTGTAAACAGAGTAGTAGCAGATGATTTAGATTTTGCTGCGCCAGCTAAACCAATTGCAAACAATGCGTTTGATGATTTTGATGCGCCAACACAAGCACCAGCTGCTCCAGTGAAAGCTGCTCCATCAAATGAATTTGACGATCTATTAGCAGATCTTTAATCTTTAAAATAATTTAAATACATGTCAAAAGAACAAGTAAATACAGAGGAAACTGTTCAGCAAGAAGCTCCTAAGACTTATCTATTGTCAACTATTTCTTACACAGATAAAGCTGATTATAATAAGTTTTTAGAAAACCTATCTCCTGAACATGCACTAATCGTGCTAATTTCTGCCGCTAATCACGGCCAACTTAAGGGTGCATATAATTTGGATGAAGCTGAACTTATTGCAAAGGCAATTCGTACAATTACTCCAAACTCTGCACAAGAAGAAACCCCTGCTGAAGAGGCTGCTCCTAAAAAAGCAAGGGCTTCTGCTAAAAATCCTAAATAATGAATATAGTAATTGATGGAAATGCTTTTCTTAATGTCTCTGCCTCGATTGTCAAGAATATGTTACAACAAGACAAGCGCATCGGCGAAAAGTACTTTGTCAATGATTTGTTTGATGACAGCAAGTTTTTACTAAAACAACAAGCTGCTGTTTCATTTAGGACATTTGTTATCAACTACTTCAGCTCCATTGTCTCTCCTTTTAAGGGCAGCACTGGAGCTGTTTTCTTCGTTTTTGATTCTAAAAGCTGGCGAAAAGAATATATTAAGCAGTTTTTTAAAGAAGATGGTAAACAAGAAGGCCAATTTGAATACAAAGGAACCCGTAAATACGACGATAAGATTTATCTATTTTTTGAACTTTTTCAAAATGAGATTATGGCTGAACTAAAGGAAATGGGCGCAGTTTCTGCCAGAATTCTTGGAGCAGAAGGCGACGATTTAATAGCCCATATTGTTGATAATTTTAATGGAGATATTTGTATTTGGTCAGTAGATAAAGATCTAATCCAATTGTTGGAAAGCGGTAAGCGCTCAGTTATTTTAGTTACTCCGAAAATGATGACTAAAAATAAACGGGTAATTGTTGCACATAACAAACAGGAAGAGAAACCTGCAGATATTTTTAATTTTGAATCAGCAGTTGACAATTCTAATCTTGATGAACTTCTTAAAGAATTTACACACAGAAGTTTTGTTAAGTATGAAGTTGACCCAGCTGAGGAATTAATGTTAAAAATATTAGGCGGTGATCCATCTGATACAATTCCTAGAGTCCATCCAAAGATGACAAAGTCTAAGATTGAAGCTGTAATTTCTACCCTAAAACAAAACCAAGGCGATTGGTCAATGTTAGTCCATAAGTTAAGAACAAACGATCCATATGTAAAAGACATGATAACTGAAGCTAGTGTTAAGGAGCTTAAGTTAGCTTCCCAAGAGTTACAGGATCAATTCAGAAAGACTTTAGACTTTAATATTAAGATCATATGTCTATCAATAGATCATGTCCCTGCGAAGCTCTCTGGTTCAATCCGAGAGTCGTTTGATTTTAATTCAATAAAGAGATTTGACATTAACGCATTTAAAAAATATCATTCTTCAAAATGAGCTCACCAATAATCCCAATTTACGATCGAGTGGTTATTAAACCAGACGAACAAAACAAAAAAACTGAAACCGGTATAATTCTACCGCCTGATACTAGAAAACGCTCTAATAGTGGAGTAGTTATTGCAGTAGGTGGCGGAGTAGAAAGACCTATTCCGTTAGAACCCGGCGATAAAGTAATCTATCAGCGTCATGCTGGATTGGATATGCAATGGAATGGCGAGACTTACTTAGTGGTTCTTGCACATGAAATTGTTGCGAAAATTGTAGCAGACTCTGCTCCAACCTTTCTTGAACCTGGCGAAAGATAATCCCAGTTAATACTGCATAAAAAAAGCCGCTATTAGCGGCTTTTCTTGTTTATTAAGAGTCGTTCTTTATTAGAACGAAGGAATAAATCCAGTTGCTTCTGAAGAAAGACCTCCACCAACTCTTGTAATTGTAATACGGTTGATGAATTTGTGAATACCTCTTGGGAAATCTAAGAATAC